CGGACCACGGCGATGCGCGCCGTGGTGCCAGTGATTTGTCGGTTGAGGTCGCCCAGCGCCGCCGCCATTTCCGCATCGGTCGCATAAGTGACCCGCTTGCCGTCGTATTCGACGGTGCGGATGCCCTTATAGCGGGCGGCCATCAGGGCATCGCGCCAAGCGGTGAGTTGGGCGAGGTCTGCCATTAAGCGCCCGCGTTCTGAAACCAGCCGCGGTGGTCGATGAAGCCTGCGCCGAAGTCCAGGATCACCCGGATTTCCACGCCATCAACATCCCAACCCGACCGGCTTTCGACCTGGGGCCCTTCGTTGCCCGAAAGGTAAGCGAACTCGAGGCCGTCGATCTCGCCGGGGTCGGCGGTGACATACCACCGGGTCGCGCTGGACAGGCGGGGTTCAACGACCAGCGACATCGCCCCCGAGAACGGGTTCACATCGGCAGCGGTGGCGGGTGCGATGGTAGCGAGCCACTTCTCGGCCACCGTTTCCAGCGCAGGCGGCACCAGCAGGTTCTTCGGCGTCACCCGGATGATGCGCCCGTCGATCCCCTTCTGGGTCCGCAGCGCCAGCCGGGCTGCGGACAGAGTCGCGTCGGAGATCACCGCGCCGCTCGCCGCCTTGTTGCCGTGATCGACATGGAACAGCGCCTTGGTGTCCGACAGGGTCGGGCCGTTGCCGCTGTTCGCCTCAAGCAGGGTGACGAGGATCCGCGCCTCGGTCTCGGCGGCCCCTTGGCCCATGCGGCGCGCGAGGTCCGAGAAGGCCCCCAGGTCATCGTTCACCAGCACCTGCCGGGTGATGCCGATCTTCTTGGCCCAGGTCTCAATCTTGTAGGCTTCGCGCGCCTCGGCCATCGTCCCGGCCTTGATCTCGCCGTGCTCGTTCAGCTTTTCCAGCAGCGGCGCTTCGCCCAGCATGATCTTGTTCACCGAGCGGAAATCCCGGGCCGAGGTCTGGCGGCCGAGGCGACGGATGCCGGAAGGGGCGGCCTGGTAAGCATCGCGCAGCACGCGGCCCACGGTGTTGCCGAGGATGATCGGGAAGTCAGAGGTCGTGTGCAGCGCGCGGGTGACGAGGCTGGCGGGCGACAGCGCCATCGTGGACTCGCCACGCAAGCTCAGCAGTTCCTTCGCCATGTCCACGGGTGTGGCGTAGGCATAGCGGCGGGCCGGTTCAGAAAGTTCGTGGCGCGGGTTGATGCGCGCATACAGCGCCTCGCCCATCTGGCGGGCACGCAGGGCCGGATCGTCTTGGCTGTCGCCCACATCGACGCGCACCTGTTCGGTGCGGATCGTGGGTGCGCTGCGGGTTGCCAGCGCCTCAAAGGCGGCACGGCGAGCGCTATCGGCATCCGCCGCTGAGTCGATCTGGCCGTCGATCCAGGACTGGTCCAGCCCGGCGACGCGGGCGATGGAACGGATCTCCGTGTTGATGGCAGCGCGAGTTTGGGTGTCAGGCGGGGCAGACGTGATGATGGTGTCGGTCATGTGGGTCTCCATGCGGATACGGGCACCCGGGTCAGCCGGGGTGGGGACAAGGGAAATCTCGTGGGGCGTCCAGCGGCTGGCGGTCAGCACACGCGCGCCGTTCTCGGTGGCCTCGGTCCACTCCTCGACCGAATAGCCAACCGATACGTGCCGCAGGATCCCGGACAACACGTCCTGCCAGAGGGGTTCCACCTCGGGGCGCGAGGAAAAGCGGATCAGGGCCGTGCCACGCTGGCCATCGACGGCGGCGGATTGCACGCTGCCAAGCACATCGCGCACGGCGGATTGCCGGTGGGCATCCAGCACGCTCGCCCCTTGCAGCCGCGACAGGTCCACCGCATCGGGCGCAAGGCTGAGGCGTTCAACATACGGACCAGCCATGTCGCGGCGGCGCACGGACGCACCGGTGGACCAGATCACCTCGACGGTTCGGTCATCGCGATTGGCGCTGGCCGGGGCCAGGTCGGCGCGACGGGTCAGAAGCGTGATGGTGTCATTCATCAGGGACGTCCTCCTTCTGGACAGGCGGCGCACCGAAGCTCAGGCCCAGCGCATCCGTGCGTGCCTTGTCGGCGGCAATCTCCGCATCGACCTGTTCGGCGTCGTAGCCCCGTTCGGAAATCGCCTGCCTGCGGCTTTTGAGACCGGCTTTGATGGCGAGGATCTCGGCCTCGACGTCCTTCTTGGGATCGACGTAGTCGAACTTGGGCGGGAGCCATTCACACCCGAGATATGCGGCGGGATCGCGGTCGAAATCGCGAGCGGGCAGATCGCCCGATAGCACCGCCAGTCGCACGAAGCGGTCCCAGACCGGGCGGCAGAACAGATGCACGACCACGTTGTGCTGCAGCTGCTCGACGCGGCGGCGGAATTCGATCAACCCGGCGCGGATCGAGGAATAGGTCACGCCCTCCAGATCGCCCGAGACCAGTTCATAGGGGAGGCCCATCCCGGCCGCGACGGCGCGGAGGTGGTTTTTGACGAAAGGGCCGTACGCGTCGCTCTCGGTCGGGTTGGAAAACCGGATGTCGGTGCCGGGCGGCAGAGGGATCAGACTGCCGGGTTCCATGCCGACGGTCAGCGCGCCCCCGGTGTTGGTGCCGGTCAGGCCGCCTGCAGTGCCGTCGGGATCGGTGATGAAGCCGGTGAACAGGGCTGCGACCTTGGCTTTGACCAGCGCGGCGTCCTCGAACTGGTCCAACTCATGCAGCCGCAGCAGCACCGGAGCGAGCCAGGTGATCCCGCGCAACTGGCCAGCGGCGAGCGTCTTGAAAAGATGCAGGCAATCGGTAGCGGGCAAGCGCAGCGGTTCCAGCCGCAGGGAGGTCAACGGATCGCCGGGACGGTCGCGCATCACCCAATAGGCGGTGCGCTGCCCAGCGCAGTTGAACTCGACGCCAGCCCGTATACGCGCGCCGCCACCGATATCGCGGTGCAGGTCCAGCGGCACCTGGTCCCGGTCCAGCAGGTCGATGTGCAGGGGAACGGCAGCGGCATCGGGCACCACGCGCAGCCGCGCAAAACTCTCTCCGCCCTCAACCATCGCCCGCACGGCCATCGCCTGCAGCCCATAGAAATCGGCCAGCCCGCCCGGATCGGCATGATCGGTCCAACGAAGCCACAGAACCTGCAGCAGCTCGCGCACCGCTCTATCGGGATGGGTGGATTGCGGCTTGATACCTGCGCCGACGACATTACCCACCAGGCTGTCCACCGCCGCCGCAACCCACGGGTTGTTGCGGGCGTACCACCCGGCCCGTCGTGCCGCTGTGGTCGCGCCAGTCAGGATCGCCGTGTTAAGCCCATCGACCGTCCGGGCACCCTCCCAACGACGACCACCACCCGCAGCGTCAAAGCCGCGCGTGCGCGTGGACCCGAGAAGGCGATGAAGGAGCGTCCGCATGTCGCGGAGTCTCTCACTTCCAGCGCATCCGGGGTATAAGAGCGGTCGGGAATGATCGGGAAAGCTAGGCAACCGCACGCGCTCCCAACGCCGACCGCCACCCGCAGCGTCAAACGGACGGGTGCCGGGGTGGACAAAGAGACGGAGGAACAGGTGGCGCATGCGGGTGAGAGTCGTATGGCAGGGGTGAAGCAAGCTATTGGGAACGTGTTGGAATGGCCCATTGTGAAGGGCGATACTGATCTGATAGCCTCACCTCGAGCCTGTGGCGTAACGACGATGACGCTCTGAAATCTTGGGTATTGTGAGGGCCGATTGAAAAAAGCATCTATGCTTGTGTTCCGACGCATTACACCGGCGGATTTTTTTAATATCTATAAGGAACGCGGCGCAGAAGAAGGCGGTGGCGGTCAGTCGTACATCGACATAGATACCAGCGGCGTTTCAATTCCTGACTGGCAAAATTTCTTTTCGGGTATAAGTCCGACTGCAAAAAAAGGTGGTCCGCTTTGGAATTTTCAAGTTCATAGCCTTGGTATTGGCGGAAGCCAATCTCTCAAGATTGGACAGAGGCGATCAAGCTCTGTCAGCATTCGCGAGCAGAAGCTTGATAGTCTGAGGTCTAACAGAGTACACGCTTGGCACCCCGCCAAAACTGGATTTCCAAGCCCCAAAGGAAAGCTTTCCAGTTCTGCCGACCCTCAAATTGCAGCCCTTATTAAGGGCCTAGTGATCTTCATCGTTCGAGCAACCGATGGCACGTATTGGGCGGGATGGATGAGAGAACAAGACCGACCACTGGCTTGGTCTGTCCCTCCTGTTCTTGATCCGCTGTTTGTCAATGATGACGGAATAATTCGGTTCTTGAACGTTCTGGATTTTGACGAGACAAACCTGCACTGGCCATTCATCATTCCCGGAAATTCTACTAGCGCTCCCAGCCCAGCGCCTTCCGCCCCGGCACCCTCCGTCCCGGCGCCCCCCGGCGCGGTGCCTGCTCCTGGAACTGCGATTCCGAAGGTAACTTCGCAGAAGCAGTCGAAATTTCGAGAAATGACTGAGGCGGAAGCGGCAAGTGCTCTTTTTGATGCAGACTACAGTGCTGCTCCTCCTGCTCTCAAAGAGGTGATCACGAAAGTCAGAGAAAGGAACCAGAAGGCCGCCCGCGCACTCAAAGATCTGTACGGCGAGTGTCAAATCACAGGGTCTAAGTATGCTTTTAAGAAGGCAGACGGTAAGCCATATCTCGAGGTCCACCACCTGATACCGCTCGGCCTAGGCGGCGCCGATGCTCCTGCAAATCTCGTTGTTGTAAGTGCTCACATTCACCGAATGTTGCACTACGCTGAGGTGACGGGTCTGGATCTCACAAAGATTTCGGGCCATGAACTCGCAATCGAGATAAATGGCGAGGCGCATGTAATCAGATGGCGGCCTGACCATATTGCGACGATAATTGATGCAGATTGATGCCTATTTCGTTATTTTGAATAGGTACTCCTCGACCGTTCCTCCCTCTCCGCCGATGTTACTTTTGAATCTTTGGTGTATCAGGCACCCAAATTCAACACGTCCAAATTCTGAAAATAGCTGCAGCAATTCTTCTTTGCTTAGAAGTCCATCTTCGCTGTAGCTTATAAGAAACGTTTGACACTGCATTCCGCCAATAATTTTCCTGAACGAGTCCCGCACGCGGATCTTTGAGCAAAAGTCGGAGTACTGGTCGCGCCATGGCCTCAATCCACTAACACCAACAGCCTCGGGAGCGTCGCCGCGGGCGATTGTTTCGATAATGTGATAGTTGGCCGCATACTGCCGCTTCATATATGGTGGGTCGATGTAGCACAGGTCTGCGGAAATCGACTGAGCGAGATCTTCTGCTTGACCTTGGTAAACGTCATGATCTGTAGATATGCCCCAAAGAAACGTCGATGGTCGCAGGGTTAGTTGGGCAAGTGAGGAATTGCTCCATGTTGACCGGTAGTGTCCATAGGTGCCAGCAATATTCGCTACGCGATTTGCGGCAAGGACCAAGTCATGCCGAAGAAGTGAATTCTCTAGATCAGTGATGTTTCCAAGCGAACGCCACTCATTGATTTGTTGAGTTATTGCGTCGATCGATCCTGCGTTGTCCGCTGAAAAATACATTCGCGGTCGTTCACCGTTTTTGGGTTGACCATCAGGCGAATATTCCGTGAAGAAGTGCCCCTTTAAGTTTGGGAGTGACTCAAGGTGCTTTAGGACCCCAAAGTAGCCGTCTTTCGAAACAGCGGCGAACGTAGGGGGGCGGTCGAGCTTCAGCCGAATGCAAGCGTGGTGAAACGCATACGACATCATATCGGATGCGACTACTCGATAGCCCGCAACGCGTAATGCTTCCGATACGCTCGCAGTCCCACACATGAGATCAGCGACAACGGCCCCCTTTTGAACAATGTCGCCTATGCGTTCGACAAGAGGGCGCAGAAGGCGTGATTTATTCCCAATGTAGCGATACGACATTTAGCTGGCCCACTGCGGCGTGACGCGGAAACGACTGCCAAGCTGCAATGCACGTATCGGCTCGAGTGACTCCGCTTGGCTCAGAACGCGTTCAATCCAGGAGTATGAACTATCATCAAAGCCGAACTGCGCCGCGACTAAACCTTCGATTTTTGCGTCGAGCTTCATAGTAAGTTCGTTCTTTGCCAGCGCTTGATCTACTAGAGTAGCAATTGCCCGAGCCTGCTTCCAACTTTCAGTGCCTTGTACTGGCAGAGGAATGGGCAAACCCGAAATTACTTTCTGAGTTATATAGGGGTGTGACCGCCATTCGTTATCGCCGTTTGTTCTGAGATGGTATGCAAGAAGTGTGCGCGATCCCAAGATGCCCAAGCAATAGGAAAGGAAGAAGGGAGGCACATCCAAGGCAGGATTCTCAAAGTAGTGAAATACAACTTGATTTGTCATACTAGGTTGATTGACGATGGCAGCCTTTATCCCAACTCCAGTTTTCCTGATCAACAGCCTGCGGCGGCTGTAAACATCTTGCGATTTGTAGTTTATTCCGCTCACTGACTTCGCGATGTAGCGACTAGGCGACGCAAAGTAGCGGCCAACATCTTCCCCAACGAGAAATGGGAAGGCATCTGAATTGCTCGGCTCATCTTTCACAATTTGCACCTTGCGAAAGTCGAGCGACCTAGACGTATGTCCGCAGTTGGCGCAGGTCAGATTCTCCTTTTTAGAGGCGGGTCGCGCGAAATCGCAGGCTGGGCAGACGTCCACGTGCCCAAACTTTGATAGTTCCACTCCACGCCCTGAGCATAGCCATTGCGTCCAGTCAGAACGCCTTGTCGTGTAAGCATGGATTTGTGCGTCCTCGGATATTGCACTATCGATATCCCAACGCCCAAATAGATCG